CTAGATAAAATTGCTTATTTATTCCCGGAGGTTTAATCTATGAAACCTCCAATGTTACACACAGCATACAAGGTATCGTATACCCGGAACGCATACGGTGACTATCTAACAGCTTCACAAACTTATGTTAAATGTCACTTCCGTGAGATCAATAACCAGGTAACTGATACTAACGCTGAATCAATACAATCTGACGCAATGGCATGGTTTGAACCGGACAGTGGCATAGACCGCAACTCAATCTTGCTTATACAGGATCAGTACTACCGAGTAGAGAGGGTCACTAAAGCCCGCAAACTGCACAACCCAACAGTACAATTCTTAAAAACCGAACTATTAAAATATGGGATTATATCATGAGCAAAACAGTAATTGTTGATCGCATGCCAAAATTTAAGAGTTCTGCTTATAACGTATTAAATGACGCTATAATAGAGGGTGCAAAAGATGTATTAATAAAAGCTAAGACCAAAGCACCATATAAAAAGGGAGGACTTAGAAGTCAATCTGATACACGTCAGACAAGACCATTATCACAAAGAATATCATTTTGGATTGAATATGCACGCTATCAGGAGTTTGGTGGCGATGGTAAAAAAATTGTGCGTAATTATTCTACTCCGGGAACTAGTAAGGGGTATCTTAAATCATCTGGTGATGAAGTTGCAGCTAGTCTAAGAAGAACATTTAAGAAGCACGGATTGAGGGCAAGAGTATAATGGATATAGCAAACGTACTAGCAACTTACCTAGCAGACAATGGCTTTGGAATACTTGGCACAAATATATTTGTTGGATATCTACCAGAGAATACAGCCGGCATATATATAGATCGTATAGGTGGACAGATTAATAACTATCTACCTATAGAAGAGTGCGTAGTAAATATATATGTTAAGAACACATCTGGTGCTCAAGGTATAGCAACACTTGAAAGTATTAAGAACTTTATACACAGAATGCACAGCACAGAGAAAGGCGATGCTTATATTTATACATTTTTAGTTTTAGGTAATATTGAGGACGTAGCAAGGGATCTTGAATATGGCAAAGTATATAAATTGTCAGTTCAAGCAACATTTAGAAATACTGGTATAATAAGCTAAAGGAGAATAGCATGGCATTAACAATAGAAGATCTAAGACCAAAAAATTTTAAGGTAAATATCAAAGGTGTAGAAGTTGACTGTAAGCCACCTCGCTTATCGCACATTCTAGTTATTAGCAAAGTTGGTGAGTCATTTCAGAACATTGCAAATCTTAAACGAGAACAAATACAAGAAGCTGAAAAAGATTTTGACTGGGTAGTTTCAGAATTAATGCCTGAATTAAAAGGTATTGATCTTGATATGCAATCAGTAATTGATCTTATCACACAAATAATGGAAAAAATACAGCCAGATGAAAGCAAAGAACTTAGCGACAAGGGGGTTAAAATTGATTCTGACCCAAAAGCAGAGAAGATTGGTTAATGATGTTTGCCGATTTTATACATTTTTATGGCTATACAGCTGACAAAGCGTTAAGTGAATATGCAAAACGCTTCTTTAGTCTTGCCAATTCAATGTATAGAATTAAAGGTTTAGACAATATTAATAATCTTGTTATTGCTAGCAATGCAACTAGTGGTGGCAGTAATGCAGAAAAACTTATGATTGAATTTAAGAAACAGGCTAAAGGCAATCATGGTATCCTAGAAGAAGTAAGGATAATTAAGAAATGAGTACCTCTGTTGGATCAATACATTATGATCTTTCTCTTGATACATCTAGGTTTGATGCACAGAGTGCAGCATTATCTAATAATATAAGCTCATTCAAAGATAAATTTAGCAGTTTTGCTACTACAATGGGATCTAGTGCATTAAAAGCATCTGCAGGACTTGCTGCACTTGGTGTCGTTCTATCACCAATCATTAAAGATGCTGTAGCAAGAGTTGACACTTTAAGTAATGCTCCAAAAGTATTACAAAACTTAGGGTTTTCTGCTGAAGATAGTGCAGCATCTATGAAAATACTTGATAAAAGTATTAGAGGATTACCTACAAGCTTAGACGATGCTACTACTGCTCTACTGCAGATTACTGCAGCCTCAGGACGTACTATTAAAGAAAGCACTAAATTAACTGTTGCTTTTAATAATATGGCTCTAGCTGGCGGTAGAGGTCCACAAGAAGCACAACGTGCTTTAATTCAATTTACTCAAGCACTTGGACGTGGAAAAATGGGCATGCAGGAATTTAATACTTTATCTGAAGTTATGCCTGCTCAACTACAACAGGTTGCAAAAACAACTTTAGGTGCTGGAGCTAACATATCTACACTTCGTGAAGCACTTAGCGATGGCACTCTAACTATGGCTCAGTTTGCAGATGCAATAGTTTCTCTTGATAAAAAAGGCGGTAATGGCTTTGCTTCCTTTGAGCAACAAGCACGGACTGCAACTGGTGGTATAGCTACATCTTTTGTAAATATGAAAACCGCTATGACAAGAGGTATGGCTGAGATTATTAAGAGTATTGGTACAGATAAAATAAAAAATGCTCTTAATACTATTGGTAAAACGATGGAAAAAGTTTCAAAAGTAATAGCTAAAAACGTAGATATTGTAGCAGTATTTATTGGGACTATACTTACCGTTGCATTTATAAGCTTGTCTGTTGCAGTAATATCAGCAACCTACCCAATACTATTATTCGCTGCAGCAATAACAGCAGCCTATATGGTAGTTAAACGCTATGAAACTGGTGCAAGAGAACTTATGCAAACCTTCAAAGAGTTATATAATTCTACTGCAGGATTTAGGGAATTTATAGCAAACGAATTTATAACTGTATGGAATGAGCTTAAAGGTGCATTAAATAAGCTAAGACCTGAATGGTTATATATACAAGATCATCTAGGTGAGATTATGACTGTTATGAAAGTGTTAGCAACAGTAGCTTTAGCACCTTTAATATCTTTCTTTATGAACCTATTAAGACTACTTAGAATTGTAAGTTGGACAATTAAAACATCTATTGATATATATATACAACTAAAAGATACTATTGTTGATCTTAAAAACACTTTCGTTAATAGTTTTAACATTATAAAAACTGCAGTAACGGAATTTAAAAAAGATACTGTTGAAGCATTTCAAAATACAAAGACTAAAATATCTGAAAATATAGATAAAATACAAAATAAATTTGAAATATTTAGATCTAAGCTAGAATCTATACAAAAAACAACTTCAAAATCTTTTGATGGTGGTAAAGGAACTGAAGAATTCATTTCTAAGATAGATGCTATAAATGAAAAACTAGCTGGCTTTATAAATACTACCCTTGAACGATGGAAAAAATCATCTTCAGAAGGAATGAAAAATGTTAAAGATTCTATAGTCAACGGCTGGCAAGAATCTTATAAGGGCACTAAAGAAAAACTAAGTGGAATTGCAGATAGTATTGAAAAATTTGTTAAAGATATACCTGATAAATTTAAAAATGTAGCAAAAAACATAAAAAATAATTTTACAGAAGGTTTTGATAAAATTAAAGACGATACTAAAAAATTTGTATCTGATATAGGCAAAGATTTTGATAAAATTGATGACAATATAAAAGAATCACTTAAACGGTTTAAAGAATCAGTATCTAACTTCTTTAAAGATCTTGGCAAAAACATAAAAAAAGATACCGAAAACTCAGGAAAAGAAAATGGAAATAATTTTGCCGATGGTATAAAGAACAAAATGACTGCAATGGAAACAGTAAGAAAAGTAGGTGATGCAATCCTCACTTTGATTGCACTTGCTATATTAGCAATTATTGTATATGTAGCTGATGCTGCACTAAGACTTGGCGGTAAAATAATAAGCGGAATTTCAGATGCTATTAGTCAAGGCAAAGAAACTGTAAGATCTGCATTAAGCAGAGCGATGGCAGCTATTGGTGAGTTTATGGGTGGAGCTGGGAACTGGCTAACTACACATGGAACTGCATTAATAAATGGATTTGCAAATTCTATAAGGAATGCTTATTGGACAGTATGGCATGGAGTACAGGGTGCTATGGGATCAATTGGTCACTTTATGGGTGGAGTTGGTGGTTGGCTATGGGAATCTGGTAAGGCTTTAATATCAGGATTTGTTGGCGGTATATATGCAATGTATTGGGCCCCATATAATGCAATTAAAGATATGCTTGGTAGAGTTCGTGGCTTATTCCCACGTTCACCCGCTAAGGAAGGACCATTTAGTGGCAAGGGTTGGACACTTTATTCTGGTATGTCACTAGCAGATGGTTTTGCAGATGGTATAAGTAAAAACATAGGTAATGTACAAAGTGCTGCTAATAGTATGATGGAAGCTGCAACTATTGGTAATATTAGCAATAGCATGAATACAGCTATGACTGGAACTATGCCACTTGGACCGGGTGCAAATGTATCACAAGAAACTACTACAAACAATAATATCTACGGCAATATAACACTCGGCGATACTGCTGCGGTTGATACATTCTTTAATAGGCTTGATCGCAACGGTGAATTAGCTCGTAAAGGAATGGCTACAATATGAACAACTACAATGCTATCTTTAATAACTTTAATCTTAAAAATACTAATTACCATGTTACTAAGATTGATGTAAGCTCGCCAAAGCCTAAGGTAAACAAATATGAGCTTGCTAGAGGCGATGGACAGGTTATTTCGTACCAGAACTACGGTGAGCGTTTAGTTACTGTCACAGGGTCTCTAAAAGCTACTACAATTGATGAGATGCACGATAGGCTTGATACGCTTAAACAAAACCTAGTCGGTATTAACAAAACTCTTGATGTATACATTGGCACAAAGAAACGACGCTATGTAGCTACAATGGATTCATTTAACTATACAACTGCTGGATATTTCTGCGAGTATGAAGTTGTATTTACTTGTGACGCTTTTGCTAAAGAACTTACAAGCAATACATTAACTTTTGGTACATTCACTGCTACGAACACATCTTATAGCAATACTATTATCGGATCATATAAGGCTGAGCCATATATAGATTTTACAGTTACTAACTGCATATCCTATATTAACGCTAAGTATATACAGATTAAAAACGCATCACTTAATCAGCGTATCCGATTTACTAAGACATGGACTTTTGGAGATAGGGTAATAGTTGATGGTCCTAATAAGACTTGTACTATATATCCATCTACACGAACATTAATTGATAATATGGACTCAGCTACCGGCTGGACTTCTAGTACAGCTACAATAAGCCTTGATGAAACAAACGAAATTGAAGGCACTGGTGCAGTAAAAGCTGTAATGGCGGCTGCAAACACATTCTGCAATATCTCAAGACTAAACTATGCGACAACAATTGATCTGAGTTCAACAATAGGGACAATTCTATTTCCAGTTTTTATTCCAACACCAACAGCCGGTGCAGTATCCTATATACGATTAACCGCTGGGTCAGATGCAGATACTACTACAAACAGTTTATACTGGAATGTTAGCACACAATATGATGGATCTGCATTAGCTACGAATGCATGGAATTACATAAAAGTTGATCTAAGTACAGCGGCTACATCTACTACTGGAAGCCCAGTGAGAACTGCGATTAAAAGTTTTACAGTTTCTATTGTAGGCACAGCCGCAACCATGCAATTGAACGGTGCTTTACTAGACTATATTTCAATATATAAAACTTCAATTGTTGGGCAGGCTTTAGATTTTGAAGGAACATTTCCGGACCTTAACTTAGGTGTTTGTGCATTGACGTTTGAAGATGAGTTTACTGCTCGCAGTATAACGGCTACAGGTAGTTATTATCAAAGGTGGATATAGATGAAAACGTTTCAAGTCAAAGTATATGATTTAGACGATACATATTTGGCTACGTGGAAAGACATTGTATCTGATATAAATTTTAACAATGAACTTAATAGTGCTGGTGGTCAATTACAAATTAAATTAGCTAGAGACGCTGGCGACTTTGGTGAAGGTACAGATGTAGATTTTGGGCATAAAGTAAAAGTTATTTGTTTTGATAATGACGCACCAGATGGAACAGTTATATTTCAGGGCTTTATAAGCTCATATACGCCAGTATACACTGATAATACGATAGATATTATAGTACTTAGCTATGGTGCAGAATTAAATGATTTTATAATTGACGGCACACCTACAAGTACAGAATTAAATAAAACATATACAACTAGCCTTACTAGTTATTGGGATACAAGCCCGTATTTCCGTATTTTTGGTCAGACTTTTACAGCAACTACAGATGAAGAACTTACATCAATCAAAGTTTTATTGTCTGGACCTGCTTTTGGTAATCCAGATGCAGAAATGGTTCTAAAACTATTTCCAACAGTACCTTTCTCAGGCTCTCAAAAAGCAATTTCAATTACTACTAATCTCATAGCTAGTAAACAGTTTACAGTAAGAGCAAATACGACTACATCAACTACACCTACTGAATATACAATTGTGTTTAGTTCAACTGTACAATTGACCGCTGGAAGTGATTATTTCTTTGGTTTATATCCTTTAACTAATAATGGCAGACAAGTAAATGTATATTACACCACTGTATCAGCATCGTATATCGGTGGACAGAAATTTGAAGCAGTTGATGCTGGAAGTATTGCTGGCAGTCAATGGCTAGCACCAACTGGCGGTGATCTATACTTTGAAGCTATATATAAAGCTCCTGCAACTAAAGCACCTTTTAATTCGTTTGATCCATCAGATATTTTAAGAGCAGTATTAGATAGTAATTATCAACAAGGAGGTAATGTATATTATAGCGATACTTCTATAGATACAACATCTTCTACTGTTTCATATACGTTTAGTGTGGATACAATACTAGAAGGAGTTAGTAAGTGCGTAGAACTTGCTCCTGCTAACTGGTATTGGTATTTAGACTATGGTACAAACTTAATACATTTTAGAGAAAAAAGTGATACTCCAGATCACACGTTTTCATTTGAAAAAGATATCATAGATGCTAGGTTTGAAAAACGCATTGAAGAAATAACTAATGTTATATATTTTACAGGCGGTGACATCGGTGGTGGCATAAACTTATTCAAAAAATATACAATTCCTGCGTCAATTACTAAGTATGGTACAAAAGCCTTAAAATATACTGATGGGCGTGTAACAGTTGCTAGCACTGCTGATACTATTTCTAACAATATTCTAGCCACTAAAAGTGAACCTGAACTTCGGGTAACTCTTGAAATACTAGACAATAATAATGACATGGATATGGGCTATGATATTGAATCTATTCAAGTAGGTGATGTAATAGCAGTACGAAACATAACACAACAGGTTGGAATACATACATGGGACGTAGGTAGATTTGATGAAGCTTATTGGGATTATAATATATATAACCTGTCTAGTTTGCAAATGCAGATTCAGAAACTAGAATATAAGCAGGATAGTGTCGTTATATCAGCGTCTACTATTCCACTAGATGTAAACAAACGTATTGAGGATATCAACCGCAACCTAGAAATATTACAGACAGCTAACAACCCAACAACGCCATCGTAAAGGATATTATGAAACTAGAACACATACCCCAGCACTGCCCACTATGCAAAAGACGATTCATGAACATCTTGGGTCAGCCATTGCCTAATCATGCACAAGTACGTTGCTCAACTACTAAAGGTAACCAATTAGATATTGGTATATGCCGAGAGTGTTCAATGACTGGTATTACAGTAGATACTTGTAACGCTATCCTAGATGGTATAAAAGACTTCTGGATTATGGAGCTAGAGACCAACCAGAATATGACAGAAGATGAACGAGCACAGCGTATTGCCTATCATAACTCACATGTCATTGAGGGTATCATACAAGTACTAGACACCGGTGCAGAAGCTCAGACAAACGCTGAAGAGACAGGTGCTATATCATGATTGTCTTTACGCCTAATACAGTTATAAAGTCAGCAGACGTTAACCTTAACTTTGATCAACTTCAAGCACAGTTTGATACCTATAATGCTGCTTGGACAACCTGGACACCAACTTATGTAAATATAACTGTTGGGAATGGAACAATTAAAGCATACTATAAACAAATAGGTAAAAGTATTACTGCAAGATTTGTTTTTACTCTAGGATCTACAAGTGCAGTTAGCGGTAATGTTCGTATAAGTTATCCAGTTACCCCAAATGCAGATATGTTAGTAGACGATATGCCAGTGGGGTACGGTAGTATACTTAATGCAGGAGCTAATCTATATCCAGCTTGTTGTCTTGATGATCAAGGTTTGGGAATAAATGTAGTTCTATATAATACTAGCGTTACATATGCTGAACAAGCTGCTACAAACTCAGCATTTGTTTTTGGTACTGGCGATAGAATAGCAGCTTACTTTATATATGAGGCAGCGTAATGATAATCTTTAGCCCTAATACTATTATAAAAGCAGCTGATGTAAACGCTAACTTTACAGAGTCTACTGCTATTGCAAGCCAAATTAATCCATATAAGTTTAGTGCTTATATGGGTGCTACTCAGTCAACTACAGCAACTACATGGACTAAGCTACAGATGAACACTGAAGAGTATGATACTAATTCTAACTATAACAATGCTACATATGGATATACAGCACCAGTTACTGGATATTATATCTTTACTGTAATGGCTCAGTTGCTAGCTCAAGCTGGAGTACCGTACCTAGTTGGATTTTCTAAAGACGGCACTACAGAGTTTTTAAGAGGTCAAGAAATACCTAATACTACAGGAGCAATTACATTATCAGCTACTCATTTAATAAAATTAACTGCAGCCGAAATTTTGTATCCTATCTATTATTCACAAACAGCTGGCAAGACATTAAATAGTGGCATAGTATTAAGTAAGTTTTCAGGAATATTGGTAAGCGTATGATAATTTTTACACCTAACACAGTTATAAAAAGCACAGAAGTTAATAGCAACTTTAGTGAGTCATTAGATGTAACAAAGTTTACTAATAATTATAGATTTTCAGTTTATAGAAATGCAGCGTGGAATGTTGCTAACAATGCCTATGCAAAAGTGGTTTTTGATACAGAGCTGTTTGATAGTAATAATGATTTTGCGACTGGCACTTATACAGCTCCAGTAGCAGGTTATTATCAATTTAATGCTTGTATATCAATGAATACTGTAACTGGTGCTGGTACTAAATCTTCTTTATGGAAAAACGGTGGTTTTTTAATAGATGGGAGGTCAGGAGTTGAAGGCAGTGGATATACTGGTCCATTTCCAACTAGCTGTCCACTAGCAGCATTTATTAAATTAAGTGCTGGAGATAAGATAGATATTTATGGATATAGTGCAGGGCAGGCTGGGCAAACTGGCTCGGCGTATACTTATTTTAATGGATATTTTGTCTGTAGTTAAGGTATAATGCTAAAGTTATGACACCCACACCTAAAAAAGAGAACTACGAACTCTTGCTATACCGGCTAGATCAAATTGATCGTAAGCTAGATGAGATGTCACGAAACTATGTAACCAAACAAGAGTTTGAAGAATTCAAAGACGTAGTACACCAAGAACTAAAGAAGAAATCATTCGCTACCTGGATCAATCCAATTATCGCTTCTGTATCTACTGCTTCAGTGACTTTTCTACTAATAGAATTTATAAGGAGTAACTAATATGTCTAGGCGTCCAGTAAATGCACCCTACACAATAACAACTGAGTTCGGGGTAAAAGATGGCTATGCTTTATATGGGTATCACAGCGGTGTAGACTACGGCGTTCCTTCAGGTAGACCAGTATACGCACCAGCAAGTGGATCACTAACTAATGTCGTCAGTGCAACAGGCGGC